GAGCCACCAACCTGAAACCAGCCGACTACCTGCAAGTGTCGGAGCTACAGGGGAAGTTGCTGCGCGGTGAGGGGATCACCCCCGCCGAGGTGGCCAACGTGGGTTATTTCTCGGGAGCCACTGACTGGGTGGGGAAGAGAGTGGCCGACGCGCTGCCCGCAGCAGCCACCCGTGCGGTTACGAACAGCGTCGTCAGCGAGACCGACGACCTCGCCCCGACCGTGCTGGATCTATACCACGTCCCGCCCGGCAAGACACCATATGACGTGCCAAGCCTGGGTGGGAAGCTCGAAACCGAGATGGTCCGGTTCTCCACCACCCCGATCGACGGCGGTCTCACCGAGATGGCCAAGATGCGGGGTTGGAAAACCCCCCAGGTTGGTACCGCCGGACAGGTCCAGGACAAGATCGACTCGGGCTGGATCGAGATCTGGCGGGGCGTCAAAGCAAATAAGGGCTTCCGTTACGACGCGATGGGGTCCAGCCCGGCGGGGGTCGTACCCCCCAAGACCGGCGAAGAGGTCCTCGCCGAGACCCGGCACGACCCGGAGGCGGGTCTCGGGCAGGGCATCTACGGCAATGGCCTGTACTTCTCAGTCGATGAACGGGCCGCCAAGGTCTACGCCGAATCCCCTCGGGGGGGAGCCTATACCCGGGCCGCGCTCAAACCGGACGCCAAGATCATCGAATACGACGAGTTGATCCGGCAGCAGCGTGCTTGGCAGCTCGAACAGGCCCGGCTGGGTACCACCCAGGCGCTGATCTGGGGGTTTGCCGCCGACCCAGGCCGCTGGGCAGCGATGCGTGGCTATGAAGTGATCCGGGTACCTGCTGGTCGTAGTGACGGTGCGAAGGTCACCATCGACGGCAAACGCCGAGAACTGAACGCCGAACAGTACGTCATCTTGAACCGCGAGGTGATGATGATGGAAGAGGGAGATCGGAAGCCATGAAGCCGGAGCTGGAGAGACGAGCGGCTGCCGCGTTTGCTGGGGCCGCGTTGGTGATGCCCGACGAGCGTGACCAGATCGTGCAGGGGCTGCAACAGGCCGACACTTTCGACGAGCTGTCGCCGCAGACCCAGGAACTGATCATCGAACTGGAGCAGCGCACCCACGACCAGCAGTACCAGGTGGTCGGCGGAGTGGTGGTCACGGTCTGATGGATGAACAGCAGCTACAGGACTTCGAAGCTCGGGCTCGGGCCGACGCGGCGGGTGCCGCGCGGGCCGAGTCCGACTCGATCACGTCCGACGCGCTGCTGGTCTACCTGGCGGTCGCCGGGGCGCCCGGCAACCCGCTGCCCGAGTTCGCCCAGCAGACCCTGCGGACCATGCTGACCAGCCGGGTCGACCGGATGGTCCGGTTGGGGCCGCTACGGCGGGTCCTGCTGCGGGTGGTGCGGGACGGGCTGACTTTCGGTATGTGGTCCGGGTTGACCGCGATCGGACAGCCCCTGACCCGTACCCGGGTCCGGCGCAGCCCCGAGCTTCGCCGAGAGCTGAACGAGTTGGGCAGCCGGCTACGTGAGGACATCAAGGTCGCTCGGTTGCTGGTCCGGACCGCCCCCCTGCAGACCTTCGACCAGCTACAGGCTGTGCTGGCAGCAGTGAGGGCCTCGGTAACACGTGCGGAGCGCACAGCGGCCTGGGTGGCGAATCGAGCGATCGCGGAGGGGGCGGCGGCGGTCTCGGAACGTCACGGGCTGCCCCGGATCTGGATCGCCGAGCGGGACGCTTGCCTACACTGCCTGGCCTACGCTGGTGAGGTCGCCCAGGCGGGACAGCCGTTCTTGGGCGGGTTGACCTACGGGGACCACCCGGTCGGGAACGACCCGGTGTGGCACCCGCCGCTACACCCGAACTGCCGCTGCCGCACCCAACCCTGGGCCGGCAGCGAATTAGGTGTGGGCGACACCGAGCTGCCCGCCGCGCTCAAACGCGAGGCCCAGCGGACGGTCGCACTTGGCTGGGCCAAGGCCAGCGAGCCGGCTCGGCTGCGGGCCGCCGACCGCTTGCTGGATCGGGCCGATCTGTTGCTGAACAAGACTGTGATCCGCCGGTCCCGCACGGCGCTGGCCAACCGCCGCTTTATCGACCGCCGGAGGCCGCGTTGAGAACTAAGAAAGGCCACCCGGTCAAGGACCCGCTGTTCGAGAAATCCCACCCCCGCGATGCCCGAGGTCGGTTCCGCAAACTGACCGATTCGGAGCGGGCCGAGCGGGGGTGGCTGGGGAAGGTCAGCCGAGCAGCCGCACCCGAGGTCAACCGACATAAACCCCGACCTGGTGACCTGCCAGGCAACCACGACAGCATCGCCTCACTGGTCCAATCGGGTGATCTGAAGGTCAGGCGCCTCGGCGGTCCGAAACCCACCGACCAGCTCCATGCTTACTTCGCCACCCACGGGGCGTTCCACGACGAGAAGACCGGGCTGCGCGCCCGGCCGATGGTCGAGGGCGGGATCTGGCTGCGTCAAGGGGGAGACGCGGGATTCCGGGTCAAGTTCGAGATCCTGGATAAGAACGGCCGGCGGGTCGGCAAAGCGAAGAGGTCGTTCATCGCCAGCCCCGATGGCAAGACCGCGCTCGCACTCCACGAGCTGATGGAGATCAAAGATAAACGTCTACGCGGGGGTGGGTTCGCCAGCCGGTGGAACCAGCACATGGAGGACCTGTATCGGGCCAACGGAATCAGCGAGATCCACCTCGAAGCGAACATCGACGTCGGCGGGTATGCCTGGGCCAAGCAGGGGTACGACTTTTACGACTTCGACACTCTGAAGCTGCTGATCCGTAACCGGGCCAGGCTCGAACCACACGCCAGCGACCCGGCGATCGCTAAACTGATCGCCCGCAGTACCCGACAGAACTGGGACAAGGGCACCGCCCCCACACCCCTCGAATGGGCGATGGCCGGGTGGACCGAAGGAGCGCAGACGTGGCCCGGCAAGCAGTTGATGCTCGGCTCGTCCTGGACGGGAGTCAAGAAGCTATGAACGCAGAGCAGATGCTGGCCGAGGCAGCGCGGTTGCACGCCGAGCATATGGACCGGGTGGCTGACCGGGTGTCGGTTGACCTGTCCGACTCGCATCCACATGGTGATAGGTCGGACTACAACGAACACCACGCGGACGTATCGGCTCCGCCGCAGGTCGATGATCAACTGAACCGCCGGCTGGCCGCGCTGATCGAGCGGTACCAGCGAGCCAACGGCATCGACTGAGGCTTGTCGGACGGTCCGCACATCCTGTATCGTTTACCTCACGTGGTTGCCCGGGATGGGCGTGAGGACAGGAGCGGGTCGAGATGACCGAACTGCAGCCGATGCTGCTTGGTAAGGCGAGTTGGGGACCGATCTGGTTGGCCCAGGGCGGGGCCGACTGGGTGATCGACGACAGCGACGACGACGGAGACCCGTTCGCCGACAGCGGCGGCGGTGGTGACGACGCGGACGACGACGAACCCGACGAGCCACCGCAGACCAAGACCCGCAGGAAGGCACGCCAGGCCGACCCGGACGAGGACGAGCCCGACGACGACCCAGAAGACGTCGACGACGAGTGGATCCCGCCGAGCCGCAGCGACTGGGAGAAGCTGCGGGAGGCGCTGAAGCGCAACAACGGGCAGAACGCCAGGCTCCGGCACGCCGACAAGACCCTGAAGCGGTTGAACATCACCGACCTGGGGGAGTTTCTGGCCCAACACGGGATCGACCCGACCTCGGGGCAGAAACTGACCGACGAGCCCGACCCCGCCGAGGGTGAAGCCGAGACGAACACCCCGCCGGCCACCCCCACAACCCCCACCAAGACCAGCACTGCCCAGGACAAGGCCCGCCAGGCCCTGGCGGTACAACGGGCAGCCGACAAGGCATCAGCCGAGGCTGAAGCCCGCTACAAGCCCGCGCTGGTCGCCAGCGCGGCCAAAGCGGCGTTCATGGATGCCGGCTGGGCCAGCAAAGACTTCGGGTTGGCGATGCGCCTACTCGACCTGGATGAGATCGAGGTCGACTTCGGCGACGGGACCGAGACAGCCGAGCTGGTCGGCCTCGAAGAGCAGATCGAGCGGGTCAAGAAGAGCTTCCCCGCGTTGTTCCGCAAGCGCCGGGCGCCGGAGCAGAGCGACGAACTGGCCAGCCATCGCCGCCGCCGCACTGGCGCCCGGGACATCGACGCCGGAGACCGGGGCCGGCAGGACGGTAAACCCCAGAATTGGCTGGACAAGGTCAACCGCCAGCTCGGCTGAGAAACGGATCGGCCCCCTCGCACGGGAGAACGCGAGGGGGCCGAACTGTGGCTGGCCTATGCACCCGACCTCCCTCGCCTGGGGTGCGCTGAGCAATGGCGAGGCCACGGTCCCCATCACGATCTCACCAGCCTGGGGGACCATTAAGCGTAGCGGATGTCCGATTTGCACGGCGTCTCCAGATTATGAGTCTGGCGTGGTACTACTCCACTACATCCGCATTGGACAAGCAGTGTAGCATAGTGACCATTTGGCACGCACTGGGCTGCGATGTTACAATCGAGGTCACACGAGTAGGGGTCTTTCCGCCCGGGATGGGCAAGCAAGCTCCTGGCGCCCGAGATGGGCAGACATCTGACGATTCTGCCTTCCTGGGTAAGGAGACCCCCCATGAAGTTGCTCGTGCCCGAGCATCTCGAAAACGGTAGCCCGCTCGGTATCGAACTTCTCGGCTTCAACAGCCACGGCGACCCGATCTACGCGGTCAGCGGTGGTGCGGCGGTCAGCATCGCCTCCTGGATCCCGATCGAGTACGACTCCAACGTCGTGCAGCGGGTCCGGCGCGAGTCGGTGATCGAGCAGTATGGCCGTCGGTACCTGATGCGGTCCAAGACCAAGAGCATTCCCCGCTCGGCGGGCGTCTCGGTCTCGGCCGGCACCACCTACGTCGACGACACCAACGCCAACGACGAGATCACCCTCACCGCCCGCCGGTTCATCGCCCGGGTCAAGATCGACGAGGACGACCTCGCCGATGCCAGCACCCGCATGGACGTGATCGGCACCAAGGCGCTGGACTGGGCGATCGAGTACGCCGACGTGTTCGACAATGCCTGCCTGGCGGTCACCGGCACCGAGAACGGCACCACGGTCCCGTTCACGTCGCTGTACAAGCGGATCCGGACCACGAACGCGTCCACCGGCTACACCGCCGACGCCAACTACCTGACCTGGGACGACGACTTCCCGGGGCTGCTCACGACCCCGGACGGCACGAGCCTCTACGAGAAGCTCTCCGCGACGTTCAAGAAGGTCGAGACCGGCAAGTACTGGTCCCAGCCGGACATGCTCGTGATCGCCCACCCGGGCTACCGCGACGCGCTGCGGCAGTGTCGCGACGCCCAGGGCCGCCCGATCTTCACCGACGGCGTGAACCTGCCTGGCAACGGCACCCCGGACATGCTGTTCAACACCCCGGTCGCTTGGTCGCGCGGCTGCAAGACCTCCGCCACCAACGCGGGCAGCCCGACCGGCAACGACCTGCTGATCTACGCCAACCAGCGGTTCCTGGCCCGGGGTGACCGGTCCGGCCCGGAGACGCTGACCGACGACGCGCGGGCGCAGGACGACACCGACGACTACGCGATCAAGTTCCGTACCCGCCGGGCGTTCCAGCTCACCCACGAGGCCGCTGCGGCGGTGCTCGAACGGATCACCGACTAACCACCTCCCGCCCCTCCCGGAGAAACAGCCGACGACGGTCCGCCCGCCCCGTCGTCGGCTGTTCGGGTACCCAGGACTGGAGGCCCAGTGACCGCAATCGAGCTGGACATCGAGGTCGAGCAGGGGGCTACCTTCGAGCTGGCGATCGGCTGTCTGAACACCGAAGACGGGCAGAGTTTCACCCCGGCCGATCTGACCGGCTACACCGGGACGATGCAGATCCGGGCCAGCCAGGCCGCTACCGCCCAACTGCTGGCGACCGCCACCGTGACGATCGACACCGCCAGTTCGGTGGTCACCGCCATCATCTCCGACACCCTGACCGCCGCGATGACCTGGCGATCAGGTGTTTACGACTTGAAGATCACCAACGGGACCAGGTCGATCCGGGTAGCCCGAGGTAAAGCCCGGTTCACCCTACAGGTCACCTCGTAAGGGGAGCGCGATGTTTGGAATGATGCAGGTCCGGAAGGTGGCCGACCGAAGCTCGGGTGAACGCCTGCGGGTACCGGTCCTGACGCCGGTCATCCTTACCGACGGGACCGTGGTGCAGGCCGAGACCGGCAGGGTCAAGCTGGTCAACCCGGACACCCCCGGCGATGCTCATGAGCCCTGGCCGTTGTTGGGGGTAGAGCTGCTCGACCCGCCCTCCGAGTGCAGCGTCCCCACCGGCTGGGTCGACCGGGGGGTGGTCGAGGGCTGGATCGAGCGGGTCAACGTGCGGGCGGTCGGGCGTCCCGCCGGTCCCGCCGACGAGCCCGCTTCGGCTATCCATACGTTCACCCACGCCGACCGGTTGGTGTTCCACACCCTCGACGGTGAGTTCGTCTACGACGTGACCCATCAGCCGGACAAGTATGCGGTGGACGGCGACGACGTCCCAGTCACCGACGAGGCCTACGCGGCCGGGGCCACCCGTGTCGACTGGTTCTACCGGCTGACACTGGCCGAATACCCCGACACTTTCGAGCCGGACGACGAGGTAGACAATGGCTGATTTCGTCTACAACCAGGCCAAGGGCAAGGTGGCCGGCTGGGCCGACCAGATCAACGCCAACTCCCCGACCAACAGCGCGTTCATCGTCGAGGCGATCAACACCTCGGCGACCGACGCGGTCTTGCGCGACCTGGATACCTTCGCAGCGATCGAGGCCGACAGCAACACCGCCGAGGTCACCAACTCTGGGTATGCCCGAAAGACCATCACCGACGCGTCCGGCATGACCGTCACGATCGACGACACCAACGACCGGGTGGATGTCGACATCGCCGATCAGACCTGGACGGCCGTAGGTTCGGGCACCGCCTGGACCGACCTGGTGATCGGTTACGACTCGGACACTACCGCCGGCACCGACTCCAACACCATCCCGGCCACCCAACACGACTTCGCGATCACGCCAGACGGGTCGGACATCACCGCCACGGTGAACGTGTTCTATCGCGCTAGCTAACCGGGGCCCGTCATGCCCGTCACACTGATTGGTAGCAACACCTACGCTTTCGCTGACGGGAACGCGGGCCACGTAATCGACCTCGGCTCGGCCCCGAGCGTCGGGCAGACCGACGTGCTGTGTGTCAATTCGGACACTGTCGTCACCACACCCTCGGGATTCTCCCTCGACGTCAGCCGGGTCAACTCCCAAGGCGCGTATGTCTACACCCGTAAAGCGGTCGGGGGCGAGACCCAGAACGTCACCATCACCACCAGCGGCGACCACAACACCGCCGTGTCCTGGCTGCGCTGGGGCAGTTTAAATGCCAAGGACAACACCGCGAACAGCGGTGTCGACGGTGTAGCCGGGACCAGCTCCCCCTCGCACACGACCGGCACACTGACCGCCAGCACTGAGCTGATCCTCGCCTTCGCCGCGCTACACAGCCTCGGTGCGGTCCCCTCCTCGCCGGTCTGGGCGAACAGCTACACCGGCCAGACGGCGACCACCCAGGGCACTGGCAGTACCGGCGTCGCCAACTATGTCGGCTACAAACAGCCGGTCGGCACAGCCGCCGAGTCGCCGTCGGTCTCCTGGACCGGCAACGTGTCCGACCGGTACATGTTGACGATCACGTTCACGATCACCGGCGGGCAGAGCGCGGCAGCCAATACCGCCACCGAGACTGACACCGCCGGGACGTTCGGACGCCGACACACTCGCGCGCTGGGCATCGCTACCGAGGTGGACACTGCCCAGACGTTCGGGCGTAGGCACACCCGCAGCGTCGGGGTCGCAGCCGAGACGGATACCTCGCAGACCCTCGGGCGGATCAAAACCCGATCGCT